CTCCAGAGCATCCCAAGTGATGTCGTGCTTCGTGTTTGAGATGTCCCTGCGGTAAGCGTCAAGAGCAATCGCAATCGCCTTGAATCCAAACACGTTAGTGATGCCCAACTTCGGCCTTCCGCCAGTGATCTTGCACTGCGACCAAAGCTGCATCAGGGAACCAAAGTTGATCTGTCCCGGTCCTGACGTTGCAGGGGCGGCTGCTGTTCCTGTCGTTACCTGCTGACCAAGATACAGCGGCGTCACGTTGATCGATGCACCGACCGCGCCGTTACGCAACTGCTGGCCGTAGGAGGTATAGCGGTTGCCATACAGCGATGTGTCGATACCGTTATTCAACGCTTCGTCCAAGCCGTTCGATACCTTGTAACGGTTGTCAGATACCGTCGAAGACGATTGCTGTCCGTGACGGAACGAGTCCATCTCAAGCATCGTGTTGATCTGCATCACCAACGCTTCCATGAAGATTGCGTAGATGTCGCAGATGCGGGCAGGACCAGAGTTAATCACACCACCCGTGCCAGAGCCGTCGTCCATTTCCCAGTCGTCCATCGGGAACCAAGAAGCATATCCCTTCTCGTAGAACTTCAGCTTGTCTGTGATCTGCTGACGGGTCACGGTAATCGTTTGTCCAGGGTTGACACCAGCGCCCTGCGGACGACCGTACAGGAAGACTTCCGTCATGCCTGCGCCACCAAGGTAAGGATCGGCTACACCGGAACGGCGCAACTCCTCAAGGAAGGGAGTGCCCACAAAGAAGCAGTTCCAAACTACCTCTTTACGTACCGACTCTAAATTTGTGCTGTCAATTTCGCCAAAACTTGGGTCTGTTGGTGTGATCGGCATGTCGTTTCCTTTCAGCAATTAAGCTGTTTTCTGAATCTTGCTTACGCTACTACTGCTTGACGCTCTTCCAAAGCCTTGTGAATGTTGTCCAGAGAAGTCTGTCTGCGCTCCTGTGGAGTCATCTTTGTTGGGTCCTTGCGCTCACCCGCTTGCTGCGCTCTCCGCAAATCAGAGAACTTCGATGAACCCGGAGGCAGCTTTGTGTCTGGATTGCTTCCAGCCTGCTCCGCTCTCAATCTTTCCTTGGCTGAAAACTCATCCTGAATCTTCTTGAGTTCCAACTTGTGCGATTCGTCCTTAGCGGCGACGGCTGCTGCTGCAATCGCATCGTCATGAGCCTTTGCTTCGGCTTGACGAATTTCCTCACGCTTCTCCGAAAACTTGAAAATCGAATTTGCGTAGGTCGCGGGGTCCTTATACTTGTTGGCTTCGGCCTGACGAAGTAGTTCTGTGGGAGAGATCGGCATTTCCCTGCCATACAGATTTCTGTATTCCCACTGAATATTTGCGACGGTTCCAAGAGAATTTCCTAGCTGGTCGCGTACTTCATTGATTGTGAAGGTCGGTGTGCCGGGAGTCTTGTTTGGGTCTACGACAGGGAGTGGTGCAGGAGTAAATACGGGAGCATCCGCTGGTACAAATCCCAAATCTTTCAGTGAGGAATGCTGTGTCTTGTACCACGCCGCTTCCGCTGCTGCGTCTGTTGCGGCCTTGGCTAACTTCTTCCGCTCTTCTTCCCATGCAGCCAGACCAGGATTGTAGGTATTATCCCGAAAATCCGCCCAACCTCTCTCGGCGGCTTCGGCTGCTGCTTTCGCTTTATTGGCTTCTACTAAAGCCTCTTCCTGCGCTTTCCTATCCGCTTCAGCCTTTACCGCTAATTCCGATGCTGCTTTTTCTTTCTGTGCGGCGGTCTGTTCGATACCCGTCACGTAATCTGTGAGACCAGTTCTGGCCTTCGCGTCAAGAGCGTCGATCATCTCTTGGGTCCATCCGCTCGCTAGTAATACTTCGGCTAAAGTAATCATGGTTCACTATCCTCCCGGATTTGTGTTTGTTAACCTACTTGTGGTTGCTGCGAGGTTGGAGTGGGCTGAGATGGCGTAACCATTGCCGTCTGTGCCTCTCCTATCGCTTGCACGATTTTGTTCATTTGTGACGCAATTTGTGGATACGCCTGCGAGATTTGCTGGGCGACGTTGGACCAGTTTCCTAAAAGACTTTGGATTTGGTTCGCTGGTTGTTGGGAGGGAGGGCCTTGCTGACCCCCGCCCTGCGGTGGGGGTGGTGCGCCGGGGCCACCTTGTGATGGCCCGCCTGCGCTTGGATCGGGTGTTGGCATGGGCGAAGTCGCCACGTTAGTTCTCCTTCGTGGTTAAAACTACGCCTTTACAACACTCTTCTTGCTGTGGCGCTTGCCGCCGCGCTTCCGACCGACCTTCTTGACGTGTGCTTTCTTTCCACCTACGCGATGCTTTGCCATTGGGAATACTCCTTTTTTGGTTGAAGGTTGACTGCAAAAGGAAATGGCCCATCAGGCCACTTCGCCTAATGAGCCATTGCGTATTCCCTCTAAAACTTCTGCGCGAGGGGCGCATGTATCTCGATGAATCTTCTAAACCGTAACCATTTTTCTTCGGTTTGTCAAGTACTTTTTACAGGAATTTTGTATCCAAGCCTAAAAGATCACGAATTTTCTGGTCAATCGCCTCAGATGGAATCTTTTCTTTCTGCTCTACATTGATTCCGAGAACACTCCCATCATTATAAAGAGTGACGCTTTTCCCTGTAGTTTGGATTGCCTTCAATGTGTCGTCGAGTTCACCGGCATGAGAAGGTAATTCCAAATTAAATTCCGTGACGTAATACGATTTCTGTGTCTTGACTTTGATTGCCATTCCCTCTCCTTATGTCGTTTAGATTCTTACAGTTACGATTCTTTTACCACGGTCCTGGGTGTTCCACCCGCCGCACCCTTTTGAGCCAACTTAGGTGAGGCTTTTCCCGAAGAAGGCCGTCCTCCAGGATGCTGTCCACCCGGCGCTTTTCCTCCGCCTCCGCCGCCGCCTTTTCCTTTATCCTGACCGCCTTCAAGAACCGAAGGATCAATGCCCATTTCTTTCAACTTCATCATTGCCTTGGCTTTGGCAACAATTTCCATTACCTGTAAATCAACCTGTTCATTGAAGAATTTGTCTTTTAGTGTGTTTCCGTCTGTCTTTCCCCAATTGTCGATTTCTAGGTTTTCAAAGACAAAACTCCAAGGAAGAGGAGCACCGCCTCTCTTGAGTTGCAGCAACAGCATCTGCCTCTGCATCTGTGTGATCTTAAGCAACGTGCTAGGAACCGAAATCAACCGCAGTTTCCTGACAAAATACTTTGCCCTCGTCAGCCTGTCGTACATCGAAGGCGTTGTGGGATACATATTTCCATTTACAAACTCGTCAGGCAAATGGCTTGGCACCATGTCGTCAGGATTGTAGTCAAACATTTCCTTTGCCATGCCGTCCTGACCAACGTACTCAATCAACCTAGCAGCGTCAAACCATTGAGGAATAAGGTACTTCATCCTCTCGCCCAGCTTCTTGTTCGCCTTCTCAATCCTCATCGCAATCCCTCTCGCGATAGGACCGATAGCCCCAACTTCTTTGTCTGCTGTGTCGTTGGCGAGGTTCAACTTCATGTTCGCTAGGTTTCCAACGTCGTTTAATCCTAATTGCGCGAGAAGTTTTTCAGATAGGTATTTGAGCCAAGTAAAGTCTGTGGTGTCTACCAAAACAGATTCGGGAAGTAATGATTGGAATGCTTTTGTTGGTTCCTGACCGCCTGCAAGTCCAAGGCGAACATCTTCCTCGAAAATATCGAAGTGTTCAATCTTGGCTCCGCCATTTGTGTCAAGATCGTAGCCCATTGGCGGATTCTTTCGTGCAGTCATGGTCTGATCGACCTTGCGCTCATGCTTCCTAATCGTTGTCTGGATTGACGCTACATCCCCGACTAACGATCTTCCTGAAGGCTCCCAAGCTACATCGTCAACCGTGTACTGAATGATTGGAATCTTTGGGTCCCAGTCGAACGAGGTGCCGTCGTACATCACCCTGTCGAGTCCATTTGAAGTAGTGATGAGCCGCAGGTTTGGATAAATCCTGCAATCCTCAACCATGGCTGGGCGCATGTAAGGTTGACCATTCCTCATCCCGCCGAAGATTTCCTGACCCAAGAATGGAACCTTGTAAAACCATGAGGTTCCTTCATTACCCATATTCATTTCCATGCCACTTGTATTGATCCGTATGTCCCTAACGAATGTGTATCTGATCTCCGTGTAGAGATTTCCAAAGCTCTGGCTCTGCGTCTCTCCAACTTGCCCATAACGCCACGTCGCCGCAAAGTCCTGTCTTTGTGCCTGAATCAGAGACTTGTAATTTGATCGTCCGACCGTCTGGAGTTGTCCTGCAAATAACGGGAATCTTGCGCACGCCTCTGCGATAGGCATGTAATCGTAAACCGTTACGCTGTAGGCATCCTGTACGTCATTGGTTTTTGACGGAACCTGCGTAGGCATTACGTCCAATAGTCCTAGCGCGTCAAAGACAAGCTCTCGTGGACCAAAATTGTAATCGGAACCGCGAACCTTCGACCACAGGTAACCGACGCCCATAACGGCGGCGTATTGCAGTACTTTGAGAATTTGAAGTGGAAAGTCTGATTCTAAATAGACGCATTTTGAGACCTTTGTAAGCATCTCTGCCATCTTCTTGTACACTTCTACGTCTGAGCTAAAACCAGCGATTTCACGTACTTCCGCCATCGTTGTGCAGAATTTATTGATGCTGTATCTTAACTCATTCGTGACAAGCGAACTCTTGGTTTTATCTCTAAATATTCCATCGAAAACACGTAGATTAGCGTTTAGATTCTTGTACGAGGGCTGGCCAGAAAGCCAACCCTCAGCCTCGGTTACCTGCGAGTCAACCCAAGCGATTTTTTCGCTATCTAGGGCTTCCCAGTCAGGGACACGCCAACGAACTATATCCATCTGCTTGGCAACCGGAGTTTCAAGTCTAAGGTAGGTCACCCATCATTCCGTTTCCTCCCGGTCACGTCTTTAGATTCCGAGTCCCACCTCGGTATCGGCTAAAATGAATCTTAAACCAAACCTCCTCAATAGTCTAGTGATTTCTCTCGTAGGCTTCGCTATGAAGGTAGCTTTCCCGTTCGTAGGCGGTTGGGTCCTTCTTCCCATCCATTCTTTCCAGAGCACGGCGCATGAAATCTTTATTCAGATTATTCCTTGCGTTCGCCATTTTTGTCCGCATCTCAGAACGCAATTCCTCTGCGAATTGGCCCTCTACCGCTCCCCTTTGCTCCTGCTGGCAACGATGCTCAACCTGTTCCTGTTGCCTCTGAAGTGACGAATACCGTTCGGCCTCAAGTGCCGAATTGCAAACAATCTTTTGGTAACCTTTTGGCGCAGGAATATTTTCAGGAAGACCAGCCATCAACTTCCCTGACGCATCCTTATAGAACGTCACTTTCTTACTCAACTGCGCCGTCCTACTCCATCCCTTTGGCCGCAGATCGTATGCCATGTCAGAGGCTCTATCGGTCAAGTTGTACCAGTGGTAAAGCAGGAAGTTCTTGATTCCTGGGCCGTAGGATGGAGAATATTTCGAGTGCATCCAATCAGTTCCAAGCCAGTGAGAAACCCCGTCGATCACGTCCTTTCCCTCTAAGAAGAATGATCCGTTGTATGTGTACCACTTTCCTTTTGAGAACCAGCACAGTTCAATATGATCCTCGCGCCATACGATAACGCGCTGATCTTGACTCTCAGGTAAACGCTTCTTGACGCTTACCCACTGCTGTTCTTTCTTGGTGGCGATAACCTGTTCCTTGCGCTGCTTCTTGAGCGCGGCTAGTTCTGCTTGGAGTATGGAGATTCTATCGACGGTTGACATGTTCCCTCATTCTTCGTTGTTCCAACATCTTGTCCATCATATCCAAGTGCTGTGCGCCCGATGCTGTCCTTGCCGGTTTCTTGAGCATCTTTATATCGCTTATGCCTAGTTGAGTGACGCTCTGTGCATTCAGATATTCGAGGAAGTCTAACGCTTCCTGCGGAACAACCATGTCAGGATAGATGATTATGTCGTCCTGTGCGCTCATCCCTAATCCTCAACGTTGTCCATAGTCTTAGTCTTCAATAATCTTAAGCACTTAAAAGACTTGCCGGGATAGATGCGAAGGATTGGGTACAAAATAACTCCCCATCGCTTCTCGTCAACACTCACATTATTCCATATAGGCACTAATGCTCCCCAGTATAAATCCAATCCAAATATGCCTCCCCGAACCGTCAGATGTCCCTTGCTTGACTTAAACTTGAATCTAGTCTTCAATTCCCAACTTAGTCGCTTGTTTATCATTGTCCATCCTCCAATTGTGGAACTTGGCTAACACCGCTTGAAACCTTTCTCAACTCAGCACCGGATACGTGAATCGTTTCGTATCCTTCTCCAGATTCCGACCGCTTAAATCCTAAAAGAACAGGTCCAGCCGTAGCCTCGCGCACGTACTTTTCCTTTTCCTCCAAGAAAAGCTGCTCAGTCAACAGCCTTCCGTCCACATCGTCCACAACTGTTTCCCCGCGCTCTAAGGCTAGTTTACATACAGGAGTAGTCATTAGGTGGACGAAATTCTCTGAGAACTTCATCCTCTTGACGGCTTCCATCGTCGCCGCATGCCGCTCAGGGTAGGTCATGTCCGCAGGATTCTTTCGCTTGCCTAGCCTTACATCCTGTTCCTTGCGCTCATAATAATCCCGTTCGTCTATCCTGCGCTTGCGTTGCTCAGCGTAACGAGGCTGAATCTTGGTCCACTGAAGTCTGTCGAACTTGGACCGTTCTCCTAGCCTCTCAATGTCGCGATTGCCAAAGTAGAGGATAGGTCCGTATGCCTTGTATTTGATTACAAGTTCAAACTCATCAGTCCCACGGCACTGCACGGAGCCGAAGTCCCAGAGGACTGTCAGCCATGGAGTCCAGAGGGCTAGACAGCGTTCGTGTTCATTCTGGCGCTTGGTGAGTTTGAGGAACTTCACCGCTTCCTCCCAACCATTCCCGCTAGTCCCGCCTTCGTCCCCTCATGCGCACGGTTGAACGGTGTCAGCAGTTCCTGATCTGGAGGAAAACCATCTCCTTCAATGCGCGGCTTGTTGGATAGGTCTACGATCTCCCCGCCGCCATCAATGTATCTCTTGACGCGGGTATCATCGCTCAAAATAGGCTCAGTAATAACCTTCGGAGCCTCTTGCGCCGCTTCTTCTGGCTTGTTCCACTTGTCGTTCCACCACTCGATTATTCCCATTGTCCTCTCCCGTCTACTGAAACCTCTCACGATACGATTTTAACGCCTCGTCAGCATCAAAGGTAGCATCTACCAATCTTTTTCCTTGGTCTAATTGGGATTGTAATACACTAGACCAAATCCCACGTTCATCTTGAACATCATCCCTTCGGCTCTGTTCCGCTTTGTCCTCTTTTTCCTGTTCACGGTATTGACGTTGCATAGCATCGTCTCGTTCTTCGGTTTTCTTTGTTGTTAAAATCAATCTCATTATCCCCTCCAGTTACCACTCTCCAACTGAAAATGTGTTGCTCATGCAGCGGCCCTTGTTTGGGTCGTTGTTCTTCTTCACTGGTACATCATAACGCCTTTTCGCTCGTTCCGTGAGAATATCCATATCGTGAGCCGTGAAAAAAGATTGCGCAGCCGCTCTCACCCTGTCGTCGTGCTGTCCTGTGCGATGCTCCATCTTGGATTTTCCGCTTGTGGCATGGCGCTCTAAGGCCTTCAATTCCTCGATCAGCCAACGAGACGACGGCACATACCAGCCACCGTTTACAGCTTCCACAAAGCGCGTCATGAGCATAGGAACACTCCATGGACTTGACCACCATCCTTCACGGCTTCCTGCTTCCGATTTGATTTTCTTATTGTCGTATCTCTTTGGTTTGTGATGGTGGTTGAATCCCATCATCTTTAGTTGGTGCTGGCACGTTTCTCCTGGTCTCCCAATCTGCTCGATTACATATTTCATCCCTCTACTGTCAGGGCAATAAGGACCGTAATATGCACCTAGACAGGCCGCAAATGCCACTACCTGAGCCGCATTCACTTTGTTGGATGTGAACTCAGCAACCTGTTTATCTGCCTCACCTTGGAATCTGTTGTTCGCCACAGAGAGAACCGTTCTGTCCTCATCCTCTTTTCCAAGTCCATCTGCAGTGTCAATCCCACAGGAATAGTATTGTCCTTTTTGCGGCTCCTCGTAGATCAAAATACGGTCCATTGTATTTCTCTCTACCTCTTCGTCCATTGGTATAAGTGGAATCATTTCCCACTCGTACCTCTGGTCTCTATGTGATTTCCATTTAACCGTAATGGATTGTTTGCTTCCATCTATAATAGATGGGTCTGGGTAGAACGATTCATCAACGTCATGCCCGATGATAGCGTACTCTTGAACCACGCTTTTTCTCTGTCTCTTATCACCAACAATCTCATATATATTATTCTCCACTTCGTCAATCACTTCCGGCTCGAAGATTGAATCATGTTTACCTGTTAGAGATTCAAAATCGTCGGCTGGCATCTGCGATGCCCAAGTCTTCTGAGTGTGATTCTTGCACGCTTGGTTATAGTTGAACTCCCAGAACCACTGCTGTTCCACGGGCATCCTGTAATTGATTCCAGCGACTCTCGACAAATATGGCGTGTTGCGAATGTATGACTCGCAGCGACGAACATGCTTGAGTGTTACGTCGCTTGGTCTCCAGCTATTTTCAATCGGAAATTTCCTTTTCCAGTCTGGCTGCGGATAGATTTCAGGACACATCGGCCACGGGATAAACATCGGAAAAAGTCTTGATTGTCCTTTAGGCCAATCTTCTTTTGCCGCTCTCCATGTGTCTGCAAGCCATCCTGTGTTTCCGCCACCTGTGCCTTCCAAAACCATGAACAGATTCTTTGACGAGTGAGCAGCGCGGAACAGACCTTCTTCAATAGTTTTCACGGGATCGGGGATGTCGGCGATCTCTGACAGGTGGACGCAGGATGGGGTCCAGCCTTGCGCCAATCCTGTCGCCTGCATACCAGACTGTACCGACAAGATTGATCCGTTAGAGAATCCTCTTTTCGGAGTCCTGTATGGAACTAACCAGAACGGGCAACGCTCGTATGCCGTGTCGATGATTCGCGAAATGAGTTGTGATGCCTCCGCCTTAACCGAAGCCATAATAGCCTGAGTGTGGGGCAGGAATAGCATCCTATGCAGGAACTTCAATGCAGTCTCGGTCGTGATTCCGAGTTGTCTTCCTTTAAGAATAAGGAGTTCGATTGACACTTGCTTCTCATCGAAATCGGCGATTACTGACTCGTATATTCTTTGAGACATGCGAGGTTGAAATTTGTAAATCTGCCCCTTCTCATCGCATACGAACGCATAATTTGTCTCCCAGTAAAAGCTGTCTAAACCGCAGAGAACCTGCTCGTTCTCAATCCACCGTTTGATTTCCGCTCTGCGCTTGTCGGTCATCGGCGCAACGCTCTCTATCCAAGAGCCTTTAGAGTTGCTTCCGATCTTAACTACAGAATCAACATACTTTTTGAACTCGGTAACCTCGTCAAGCGTGTGACGAATAGGTCTCCAAGCATTCTTCGCTTCAAAGAGGTCTAGGTTGGCATCAATGATCTTTTGGCTATACATAATGTCACCTGACCATCGTCCGCTTGCCCCTTGGAACCCATGCTGGAATCAAACCCATGATCCTCTTTATGTAGGCCGCATCTGAATCGTCCATCTGCTCTATCACATCTTCGTAGCTGTCAAATATCTGCTGCCCAGAGAAGGATAAGAAAGATGCCTGTAGTGTATCGTAAAGCGCGAACTCTCGCGGCCAATCGGGATCGTTATGGTCCTGCGCGATCTGTTTTCCAAGGTCGATGAAGCGAATCACTTACCCTCCAATTTCTTCCTTGCCGCCGCAACCTTTTCCTGCATAGCGACTGGTTGTGGAAACAGTGTCTCCATGTCAATCTCTTCGTCTGTTACAACCTCTGGTTCCGCCAAAGTATCTCCATCGTCAGGTGCAAAATGTTTATTAAATGAATCCAATGTGTTCCTAGCTTTAGCCTCACTGTACTGGGATTCCCAATACCATTGCTGCTCCTTGGGCATCTTCCAATCGCTTCCTGCAATCTTAGCAAGATACGGCGTTGAATGAATGAACTTTTCGCACTTCTTCCTGTGCTCTTGTGTTTCCAATATAGGCTTCCATCCGGTTGGTATCGGGTAATGACGCAGCCACTCTGCTTGCGGATAGAGATCGGTACACATGACCCATGGAATAAATATAGGGCAAAGACGCGACTTCCCCTGTGACCAGTATTTTTTAGAGTGCCGGTATAGGTCGGCAAGATAACCAGATTCAGACTCCTTCATCCCATGCAGAACGAGGAATGTGTTGCGAGATGAATGGATTGCTCTTAACAAACCTTCCTCTATCGTCTTTACTGGAGTTGGTAAGTAATCCACGCCCGTGACGTAGACGCACTGCGGAGTATATCCTTGTGCAATTCCAGACGCCCTTCCAGATTGCGGGGTAATTCTCGATTGATTACCGAATGCTCCTTTTGGCATTCTTATCGGAACTAACCACCACGGCATCTTATCGTATGACACAGACAATACCTGTTCCATATACTCAGTTTTTTCGTGTGTCACTGAGCATAGTAAGGTAGTCGTATTTGGAACAAACAAAGTGCGGTGCAGGAACTTTAAAAGAATCTTGGTAGATGTTCCGTTTTGCCTTGAGCCTAGTATTAGCAACTCGATTCCGAACCCGCGATCCTCAAGATCGGCAATCACAGAATCTAAAACTTCCTGAGATTTCCTATTCTGGAATTTCCTCACCGTTCCACATTCGTCTGTTATGTAAGCGTACCGGCTTTCAAAATACCCACTGTCGATAGCGCACATCGCAATCTCGTTCTCAATCCACCGCGTTACTTCTTTCTGGCGCTTGACTGAGATTGGTTTGACTTCTTGTATCCATGATTCTTTTGAGTTGCTCTCGATGGTTACGATTGAATCAATGTACGCCTTAAATTCCTCAGTCTCTTCCAGCGTGTGATATTGTGGCATCCAGCCTTCGCTTTTCTCGAAAGCCTCAAGAACTGCCTGAATCTTATTCTGTGAATACATGCCCTCTCCTTTTACTACCCTTCTAGTAGCCTCTGTCTGATTGGAACAAGTTTGTCCTGTATGTCGTTAGGACTCGGAAACAAATCGTCAAACCCATCGCTGCTATCGTACTGAGCCTCGATTGTCTTTCCTTCGTCCTCATCGCCCTTAGCCTTTCCTTGGCCTCCGTTACCCCCAAAGACTGCAACCTGCTTGCCGATGAACGTTGGACCCTTTGGAGATTGTAAGAAGCCTAGAGAGATATCCAGTTGCGTCCTGTCCCTCTCACCGCCCGCCATCTTTGCGTATTCTACACGCTTGTCCATCACGTCTGGGTGATTCGATATAGCAATAAACCTGCTCCTATTCCAGCAGTGGGTCTGCACGGCCAACTGGATTGCTCCCAAAAGATGCTTAGGATTCACCTTTGCCGCAATCGCAATCGCTTCCCACGGAACCTTTGTCCTAGCGCCGACAGGAATCTTGTCATAAACTCTCAGAAACGCATTGATTTCATGATCGTCTGTAGCAAAACGCATAGCGTCAAGAGCAGCTTTTAGACCGCCCTTGACGCTAGTTTTCAGCAGTGGTGTT